AGCGATTTGGGACCCCTATGGGACCTCTATGCCAAAAACCGCGAGGTGATTTTTCGCTTATTTCGCTTCTTCCTCAACCACCGGTACATTCAAGCAAACGCATTGCATGTGTCCCATACCCCCCCCCTTATGTAGAGTTGGCGGCCTTAGTAAAGTTGGCGCTCTTTGGAGTATTTGGCGCTCTTTGGGTATCCGTGGGCTGTTATCGTCAAAATTAGCTTTGAAAAGTACTTGGTACAATTTGTACCGAGCACTATTTTTGGAACGGTTGGAACCTTGGAACCGAAAACCGGGTTTGGCACCATACACGCATATAGCTCGGTTTACCGAGATTTGGGTTCCACTGTTCCACTGTTCCAACACTCTGGCTTGACTATGCCCCCTGCAGTGTCCTATGCTTCGCGTGCCTTTTCCTTTGGGTACTCACCACCCTGTGCCCATGACCAGCCGGGGTGGTGGGTGCTCATCGTACTGATGGGTGTATCTCCTATGTCTCGAGCTTTGACGAGTGACGAGTTCCGTGAGGAGATGCGTGCTCAGGGCCGTTGGGATGAGTTCAAGGCGTACCGTGGTGCTCTTGAGCTGCGAGGTGCCTCCAAGCGTGACTCGTGGATAGAGGCTGCCCGGGCGTTTGGTTATAAGGGCAAGGACGGTGGTGAGAGGAAGAGTCACCGTGTTGGCCGGGTTGACCCCCACCTGGCTCCCAAGGATGCGTTTGAGGGCAAGGAGGGCAACCTCCGTGGCGACTTTGAGTGGGTGTATGCGAACATAGGGGTTGATGGCATTGAAGCGTCTGATGCCCCCAGTTCAGGTGCTTGGGGGCTGCTTGAGTTCGCTAGGAGTGATAGGAAGAGTTTCTATCAGTCTTGGATGTCGATGGTGAGTAAGCAGATTGATGTGGATGAGGTAATGGAGGGGTTCCGACAGGATGCCAGTCGCTCCGTTGATGAAATCTCGGAAATGCTCCGAGCCACGGTCCCTCCCCTTGTACAGCCAGGTTCCGAAGGACATACCGGAGAACCTGAAGTACCGGAGGGAGATACTGAGGAAAGCGGGGACGGATCGGGAGTTTCAGAAGGAGTTGTGGCTAGCGTGTAGCCATGACATTCTTTATTGGATCAACACGTTCGTTTGGACGTTTGACCCAAGGAAAGCCAATCCGAAGATCCCCTTCGTGACGTATGGCTATCAGGACGAGGCGTTCCTGGCCATGGAGGAGGCATTGCCTCAAGATGATGGCTCCAAGGGTCACGATGTAATCATCGAGAAATCAAGGGACATGGGTGCATCATGGATTTGCCTAACTCTTTTCGCTTGGCGTTGGCACTTTCGGAGGCTGCAGTCTTTTTTGATGGTCTCGAGGAAGGAGGGTTTGGTGGATGGGTCTGGGGACTCGCTGTTCTCACATATCGACTTTATCCACAAGGGCCTTCCCAAGTGGATGATGCCCCAGTTGCGTCGGAACAAATTGAAGCTGATCAATCTTGAGAATGGTTCAAAGATTGAGGGGGAGAGCACCACTGACAACATTGGTCGTGGTGGCCGCCGTACATCAATGTTGATTGATGAGTTCGCTGCGTTCGAGGGTGGTGGATACGACGTGTTGAGTGCCACCGCTGATAACACGAACTCCCGGGTGTTCAACTCTACTCCTAATGGCACCGGCAATGCGTTCTATGCCCAGTTGCAAAAGGGTACACCCAGGCTTCGGTTTCATTGGTCACGTCACCCTGAGAAGGCTGAGGGGCTGTATGAGGGCGATGACGGCAGATCGAGAAGCCCTTGGTATGACAATGAGTGCATCCGCAGGGCACATCCTGTTGAGATAGCGACACAGCTGGACATTGACTATCAGGGTAGTGCCTACCCCTTCTTTGATCCCAAGACACTCAATCAGCTGGCCGCTGAGTTTGCGAGTCCTCCATACCATCAGGGTTATCTGGATTTTGCTGATCCTCATAGTCCTGAGTTGAGGGAGGATGACCATGGCAACCTGAAGGTGTGGTTGCCGCTTGGTGTGGAGTTGGCACCCAGGCAGGACAGGGATTACATAGTTGGTGCTGACATCTCCATGGGCACCGGGGCCAGCGAGAGTACCCTCTCCGTGGCTGACAGGATGACTGGCGAGAAGGTGGCCGAGCTTGCCGACTCGAACATGAGTCCCAACAAGTGGGCAGAGCTGGCCGTGGCACTTTGTCGATGGTTTGCAGGACCCGGTGGGCGACCTGCTTTCCTTATCTGGGAGGCCACTGGCCCGGGCCGCACATTCGGCAAGACGGTTATTGAGGAGTGCAGGTTTGGCAACGTGTATTTCGCCACTGACGACAAGAGATTGAAGCGTAGGGAGAGCGACAAGCCAGGTTGGTTTAGTACAGCCGAGGGAAAAAAGGACTTGCTTGCCAACTATCGGGACCTCCTGTTTTCAAGGGATTTCATCAATCCGAGCAAAAAGGCACTGAATCAAGCGGCTGAGTTCGTGTATCTTCCTAATGGAAGAGTTGAGCATCAGGGCGCAACCAATACCATTGATCCCAGTGACAGGGGTGACAATCATGGAGACGTAGTGATCGCTGATGCCTTGGTAGCGAAGATACTGAGGGAGCGGAAGAAAAGGCCGGTCGACAAATTGCCACAGGGTCCGGCCCCGGGAAGTTTTCAGTGGCGACGAGATCAAAGGGAAGGGCAGAACGATGATGAGTGGTAAAGACATGAGGGATCGTGTTGCTGAAATTGACGAGGACATGCTGGTGGCCGATGGCCTCGATGAAGCGATCATCGGTGTTGCCAGACGGGCTGGTGGTACCTACGTCGTGGCCTATGATGAGGATATGTGTCTTGATGTCTTCATGGAGGACGGGATGAGCCTTGATGAAGCTCGTGAATGGTTTGAGTTCAATGTGGTCTCGGCTTATGTCGGGGAGCAGACACCCATCTTCTTGAGCAGGCTGAAGCAATGAATCCAAACAAAGCAGAGGATCTGCAGCGTCTCCGAAGAGCGATGGACAATTCCCGTCGCAAGTTGGAGCCATTCCGGACCAGGCACAAGGAGGCGTTGGAGCAGTACGTTGGTGTTTACTACTCAGACGACGGTGCCAAGCAGCCAGTGTATGTGAACCTGATGGAGCTGGCGTCTCAGATCTACGAGCGTCAGCTTGCCGCCCGTCCCCCCAAGGTCTTGGTCAGGACTCATGACAAGACTATCAGGCCGTATGGGGTGAAGCTCGAGCATGCTATGAATAGGCAGCTCAAAGACTTCAAGGTGCATCGCAGTCTTCGTCGTGCCGTGAAGTCCAGCCTGTTCTCCATGGGTATCCTCAAGGTTGGGACCCAGGTCATAGGCAACTATGCGGAGGATGGATTCGACTTTCAGAAGACTCGAGCGTATGTCTCGGATGTGCTTCTGGATGATTGGGTTCACGACATGACGGCTCATGTCCCTGAAGCCATCGATTTCTGTGGGCACCGTTTCCGCATGGATCTGGATGAGGCTCGCAACGAGAAGACATTCGTGAAGTCGGTCAGGGAGAACCTGCGACCGATGGAGGGACTCAACTTCAATGAGTCCGGTGATGAGCGAGTTAATGTGATCTCCCAAGGTGCCTCACGCTACGAGGGGTTCCTGAACGACAAGATTGAGTTGTGGGAAATCTACCTGCCCAAGGAGAAGTTGATTGTCACTCTTGGTCCTAATGAGGACGACAAGCCGCTGAAGGTGGTTGAGTGGGATGGTCCGCCCAACCAGTTGGGTCCTTATCACCTTCTTTGGTTCTCTGAGGTGCCAGGCAACGCAATGCCACTGGCCCCGGCGATGTTGTGGCGAGGGATGCACGATGTCGCGAATGGCTTGTTCAGGAAGCTGGTTCGCGAGGCACAGCGATACAAGGTTGTCGGTCTAACTCGTGGTGTGGACTCTGAGGATGCCGAGCGTATCCGTCAGGCCAGCGACGGTGACATCATCGGAGTCGATAACCCGGATGCCGTCCAAGAGAAGATGTTCGGTGGTCTGGATCAGAGAAACTTTGCGTTCATGCTTCAGGTCAAGCAGTTGTTCAGCTGGCAGGCTGGCAACCTCGATCTTCTGGGTGGGCTTGGTGCTCAAAGCCAAACTGCCACCCAGGACCAGATGCTGATGAGTAGTGCCAACCAGCGTATTGCTGGTATGCAGGATGAGGTTCGGTTGTTCACCAAGAAGGTGATCAGGGACCTCGGTTTCCATGTGTGGCAAGACCCAGTTGAGAGTTATCCTGTGACTCTTGATTTTGAGCCGATGGGAGCCGTCGATACGTTCCTCACCCCGGAGGAGCGTGAGAGTCACGACTATCTTCTCCACGAGTTAGAGGTTGAGCCATACTCGATGCAGTTCACCTCTCCGGAGCAGAGGCTTCAGAAGATACACCAGATCATGCAGGGTGTGGTTCTGCCCCTGCAGCCGTTCATGGCCGAGCAGGGTCTTGGGGTGGATTACAAGGCGTTGCTTGAGGCATACTCAAGATATTCAGATCTGCCTGAGTTGAAAGACATCATTGTTGGTCTGGATGATCTTGATCCTGCCCGTGGGCCAGAGCAACCAGAACAGAGGCAGGGTCCACAGGGTGGGACAACCCATCGGGTTAATGAAAGAATTTCTCGGCCCGGTGCCACACCGGAGGGTGCAGAAGACACGTTGATCAATACCTTGATGGGCGGAAACAGTCAGCCGTCCGAGATGAGTGCAATGGCGAGGTCAATGGGTGGATAATGCCATATAAACAGGACTACACTCCCGAGCAGTTGAAGCAGCTGAAGCAGTTGCGTGCTCGTCGCCGTTGGCGGCAAAGGGGCTGGCGGCCCATGGATGAAAAGCAACTGCAGCTTGTGATGCCATGGTTGCAGCCTAGTTCCATGCGTCGAGGTTATCCCATGGCAGGAAGAACAGCGGATGATGCCGCTGGGAGTGAGGAGTACAATGCCAATTCCCGGTGAAGGTGGATATGGTGGGCCGCCAGTTAGAGGTCCCGGTCAGGGCATTTTGCCACTAGGTCCAAAGAATCCTATTTTTGGGAACTTTGGCAGAGGCACTCGCGGTGGTGCCCCTTCTCCTGCTGCTGGTGTGGGTCCCTTTGACCAGACCGCAACGGACATTGCCAACCTTTGGGATTTCGGGACAACAGCCCCTTATTACACCAAGAAGGATTGGTCGGATCATTACAACCTGGGTCTCGGTGCTCTTTTCAAGCCAGAGCAGGCCAAGATGGCTGTCGGTATGGCCGAGTTAGATCGGATGTATCGAAATGTGTCGCAAGGTCTGGATCACTACGCAGGCCAGCTGATGCCTTGGTCTATGCTGGGCAACATTCCCGGGGGTCCGGGGACGGCTCAGTATTCAGTGCCTCCCGGTCAGGTTGAACCTCGTCGCATTGAATTTGACGATGTCCTTCCTGCTGCTCCTCGAGGTTTGCCACCCGGGACTGCCAATCCTGACAACTTGATCAGGCCGAAAGTCCCGGGCTATCCAGCGACTGACCCCACTGCGGGAGGGCTTGGAGGACCGTTTGTTCCTGGCCCCGGAAACCCGAGTTATCCGCCCGCGCAGGCGCAGCAGGATAGGATTTTCAATAAGTCCCGCGAGATGAAAGAGCGAATCAAAGACTGGTTGAGGCGTAGGCAAGAGAGGCGACAGATGAAAGTCAATCCAGCAAAGTTTGAGACATAAGAATGTATAGACCTGTCCTTCCTGATCTGTACCCGAGTGGGCCAGCACGTCCTGCTCCCCCTGACGCATACAGGTTCCCTGATGTCTATCCGCCTGGGGGCAACAACGAGCTTCTTCAATACGACATTGAAGATGCTTTCGATTACACCACGCAACCGGGGGACTGGTGGCGAGACCTTTTTGACATTGCCCCAGAGGACCCGTTCGGTGTGCCATCCATTCAGGGTGGCCCGGGAAACCCAATTGATTACGATGCCCCGTGGAATGTAGGGCCATACCCCTCTTGGCCGATGTACGATAAGCATCAGGCGCCATCGACTTTCCCGCCAGCGCAATTTCCGCATCGTCCGTTTGTGCAGCCTCCAGTGCCTGAGACACAGGAGTTCCCTTGGATCGATCAGATCCCAGGTACTGGCTACCCGGGATCTCGGCTTCCTCCGCAACCAAGGTTAGCCCCTCAATCAATGCAGCAGATGCCAGGTCTAGATCAATTCATGCAGCAACAGATGATGCAGGTTCCGTATGGCGCGCAATTTGGACCGATTGCAGGTCACTTGGTTCGATGACGGTTATCTACAAAATAAATGGTGAAGAAGTTCCCAGAAAAGAGTTCATCAAGGACTCTAAGGGCATGGGCCAGATACGCAGGAGTTACGAGAATCATCAGGTGATTAAGTCTGATGGTGCTGCTGTTCATCCCAAGGATCGTGACGAGGCAATGGAGCATGCTAGGAAGCATGGGTTCGCTATTGACTTTGACCGGCAAGGTCGCCCACACTTCACGTCACACACGCAGCAGAAGGCGTATTTGAAGAAGATTGGCATGTACAACAAGGACTCTCTTTCGTGACCGAGTGCAAGGAGTGTGGGTTGGACCTCGAGGACTGGGAAGTGGGGCTGATATGCGAAGGGTGTGCTATTCGGATTGAGGACAAGTGGAAGAATAAGTCCAGAGGCAATGGAGAAGAGTGATGCCGAAGGTTGGGAAAAGAAAGTTCAAGTCGGTAAAAAAAGCGAAGGCTGCTGCTAAGAAGAGCGGCAAGAAGATGGTCCGTACCAAGAAACGCTACTAATAGGGAAGAATGATGCCTGAAAATGCACCTGAAACGCCTGAACAAGAGCAAGTTGCTATTGCAGCTGAAGCAGCTGCACAGTTGGTTGACATTGAGGAAGACCGGCCTGAACTGGTTGAGGTCGCAGAAGAACCGGTTGATCAGGTTGAGCAGCCTGAAACAAGCCAGGAGTGGCGTAACGATCAATTGGCGTGGGGTCAGGCCATTGGTCTTACTCCCGAAGAAGTCAAGCAGGTTGGATCGCCAGCGTTGTTCGACAAGATGGTGGCCAATGTTCAGGGTTCAATGTATACCGGTGCGGAACAGCAGACGCAGGCTGCCGCTGGCCAGGTACAAGAAGAGAGTCCAGCTGCCGGTGACGTAGGGTTCAAGTTTGACGATCCCGATGATTACGATGACGAAATCGTCAAGATGAATGAACACTACGGTTCCAAGATCAACGAGATGGAAACACACCTTAATGCCATGATGCTCCAGACGCAGAGAATGCAGATGGAAGCGGCTGGCAGAGAGATGGATGCCATCATGGATGGCATGGATAACGAACTTTACGGTCGAGGTCGGTTGAACGATGTTCCCGAGGACTTGGCCATGAACCGTATCGCAGTTGCCGACGAGGTCGCGCGGCTGGGACACGGTTATCTCGCTAGGGGCGAGCAAGTTCCGCCCTTGGACGATTTGGTTGGACGTGCCTCACAGGCAGTTCATGGTAAAGAAATTAGTAACCAAGCCTTGAAGCGTGTCTCCGACAAGGCCGGTCGTATTGCCAGGCAGGCTACAGCCTTGCCAACGCATACCGACGAGGTTTCCGAGAGTGGCGAGGCGGCAGCACGAGCTGCAGCTGCTGAGTGGCTCAGAGAACGGGGAGACTCTGAGGCTTTGACTTAAAAGGGGTAAGTAATGCCTTACCAAGCTGACGATTATGCAGATCTCGTAACGACTACGTTGCG